GAGAACAGCATAAGAAGGATGCAGGCCACCATCCATGTTACAGACGAGCCAGCAATGCGTTTTGTTGAATGGCTTGGATTTGAGAAGGAAGGCTTAATGCGTAAGTACGGTGTAGAGGGTGAAGACTACATCAGAGTAGCGAGGATCGCGTAATGGAGCCAGGAACTATTGCAGCGGCGGCAAGTGTTGCCCAAGGAGTCTTGGGTTTCAAAGGCAATCGCGCTATGGCGAGGCAAGCGCGACAGATTGGCGAGTATCAGGCGCAGGTTGAAGAAAACAACCTTGTCTTGACGCAACGCGCTAGGGCGCAGCAAGAGGCATCTGTTCGCGCAGGCGCAGAAAGGTTGCGTGGATTGCAAAGAACTGCCACCGCAAAATCGGGTGTGCAAATGACCGGCAGTCCCTTGCGGGCAATGGCCGATACCTATTTCAGCACAGAACGTGACGCTCAAAGAGTGCAGTATGCTGCATCAGTAGAAGCTGCACGCGCACAAGGTGCAGCAGCTATGCGTCGGCTTGAGGGTGAGTCACGCGCAGCAGGTGCAAATCTTGCGGCGTTGCAAAGTTTGCTTGGCGCTGCTTCTGGCTATGCGTCTGCACAACAAGCTCAGAAATCATATGATCTACAGGTCAGTGCTTATGAAAGGGATTTAGCTTAGTGCCAAAAATACCTCTTTATAACAAAGGTCTTGGACCGTCTGTTGATCTTGCTACAGGTCAGCTTGGCACCAGTGTTGACGCACAGGCTCTGTCTTCTCCTGCAAGGCAGTTAGCTGCGCTTGGCGAAACCATAGGCAGGGCTGGTCAAACCTTTGCGCAAAACCAAATCAATTATAACTCTCGCAAGGCAAGAATAGATTTTGAGTTTGAGAAAGCCGAACAGAATAGAGAAGCGCGAAAGATCGCAGACGAGCTAAGTCGTAAGTACGATGAGCAAGCCAGTGACTTCAATCTGAACAATCGTACGACTTACACAACGACAGATGTAGCGGCAAACGCTTTCAACATTGCGATTACAGATTCGGCAAGGCAGGAGATATCTGAGCTTGTCGTGACTGATCGTCAACGCACTTTGATTGAATCAAAGGTTTTGAACAGCCTTGCTCCAAAACTTTCTGATGCAAAGAAAAACGCCTACATTCACGGCACCAATGAAAGCGTAAGATCGCATGATGCTAGTTTTGCGCAGATGCTTCAAAACATACAACCTGACGACAATTTTGAAGAGTTAGCAGCAAAAGTTCAAGACGCACAAGCACAAGCAAACACCTTGATTGCCAACGGTGGCACTCCAGCGGTGTTGCCATCAAATATTGAGGCTGCTGTCTTAGGAACATATGTGCAAACAAGCATAGCAGCGACATCAGACCTAGATCGTTTAGACGATTTGGCAGGCACGATTTCTGCCTTGGCTGTGCCAAATGCTGTAAAGAAAACTCTTAACAGCGATATCAGAGTAAGAAGAACAGCCATCATTGCTGAAAATGCAGAAGCTATTCAGGGTGATATCAACAAACTAGATTTGCGCGACTTCTCATCAGATGATTTAGAGGATACCGCACAACAGATACGGGATGGCAACGATGTTGTCACCTTGATGTTTGAGATGACAGACCCAGACGGTAACAAAGTGGTTGCGCGTCGAATAGATTTGACTGACGCAACAAAGGGTCAAAGAGGCAATGTCATCAGTTTGCTGGATGCCGCTGCTGAGAAAAAAGAGAGAGAAGAAGAAGTCGCCCAAGTGGACGCCGTAAAGACAGCGGCTAATAATCTTCCTTTGAACCAACTAGTAGATGAAATCGAGCTTGCAAAGAAGGGTGAAGGTTTTGCAGAAGACACAGATGGCGTGGTGCGGTCTAGCATTTTGAGTGCGCTGGAGTCTGAGTTCAATTCCAGAAAGCAGCAAGTTGAAGCTCAGATCGAATCTAACAAGGCTAGAATAATAGACAACATCGAACTCCGTAACGGTTCGATAACTGAAGATGCGCAAGAATTGGTTGATGAAACAGCAGCGTTGTTTCGCGAACTTGGGCAAGATGTTGAGGCGGCTAATTTCTCAAATACTGTAAAAGCAACTGTAAATGCGGGAGAAATATTTTCAAACATACAGTTTGCAAGTCCAACGGCAAACAAAGAGGCAGTTGACGCGCTTGCAAAGGAAGTTGAAACCCAACCAGTTGACGCGCCTGTGAGGGCTTCTCTCACTCAAGCATCTTTAATGAAAATGATGAAAAAGAGAGATAAGGATATGAAAGATGATCCTGTGCGTTATCTTACACGCGAAAAGGGTGAGCTTTCAGTCGACGAGGTCATTGCTCTCCAAAGAACTATGGGAGTTGCAGAGGTAGATATCAGGGTCACTGATAATGCCACCATCCTTTCATTTAGGAACGAATACGATCAGGCAGAAACCTACGATGCAAAAGCAGAGGTGCTTGAAAACTTTATTGGACAGTTTGGTGTAAACCAAGCAAGGGTGATGCGGCATCTCACCAAAACTAAAGCCATCAGTCTGGTCGATAATGTTGTTGCTAGTCTTGGCAGCAACAATATTTATGCAAAAGCTGTGTTCCTTGGAAATCAACCAGAGGGTGTTGAAAGAGCGGCACAAACCGTTGCTAAGGGGGGGCTTGGTTCTACAGCCCTTGCGGAGTTGCGGGTCGGCGCAAATGAACGTATGAGAGAATATTCTTCAAGCATCATAGGTGGCGTTCTCACGGACGGTGTTCTGGGCGGTGGCGTGCAGGATGGGCGCACCTCTCATGTAATAGGCATGGAAGATATTGTCGTTAACACAGCGGCTTATATACAAATGGCTGACAGAACAATTAGTTCTGATGATGCACTTGATGCTGCGTTTGAGGCAGTGATAGGCAATCAATATGTGTTCTCAGACATCAACGGCACGTCTGTGCGATTTGAGTCATCTCTTGAGGGCGACTATGTTGGCATGACAGGCTTGCTGGAGTTTTCTCTCACTCAAAGCGAAGACTATTTAAGGTCGGTGGTTGCACCGCCCCAGCGTCGAGAAGGTGAGTCAGATCAAGACTTTGAAGACAGATCAAATGAATATTTCAGTGACCTTGCGCAACGCGGAACTTGGCGAACAACGGTAGATAATCAAGGCTTGTTTATGGTGGATCAGCTTGGTGGTCTAGTCGAACTGTTGGAACCAGAAGACAGTGACGAGCCTTTTGCTGCTTTTGTTTTTACCAGCATGGATCAAGTGCAAAATCTACTTGCGCAAGAAAGAGCTTTCGCCGCATTGAGTGTGGACGAGCGTAGAGCAAAGTTGACCGAAATGGGGTATGAGAGGCCGACGTTTTCTCTTGATGACGCTGGGACAATGAAGCAGTGGCGAAGACTGACTTTCTCTAAGGGACCGTTGTTTTAATGGTTGATATTTTCTTTCCAGAGCAAAAAGACGACAAGCCTTTACGAGATGGCTATCACGACTTTGCCAAAGCAGGCACGTTAGATGTTCTGGGCGCAACCCTTGATGAAACTCTGTACTACAACCCAGCAAGTGCTTTGGGACGCCTATTGGAGCAAAAGCTAGGCTCCGGCAGAAAAGGCACAACTCTCAGCGCAGAGGAGTATCAAGAGAGCGAGTTTTTTCGTCCTGGCATAGAGGTTGGCGACGAAGGCATCACAACTGGTTTGGCTAGTTTATTAGCTGACCGGCATGATGAAAGACGTGACTTTCAAACAACTCTCAGCCGTTCCAGAGGCGGCATTGGCCTTGGTGCAGCACAGTTTGGTGTTGCGATAGGTGGTAGTTTTCTTGACCCGCTGAATGTGGCTTCTGTGTTCATACCATCCGTAGCTGCATCTCGTTTTGCCAGCCTGTCTGCAAGATATGGCACATCAAGATCGAAGATAGCGACAGGCGTTGTAGATGGCGCTATCGGTGCTGCTGTTATCGAACCTGTAGTGATTGGCGCTGCTATTGCAGAGCAAGACCGTGACTATGGGCTGATGGACAGCTTTATGAATGTGGCTGTTGGCGCAGCCCTTGGCGGCAGCATCAATGCCGTGACCGGCGGCATCTCTTCTTTTGGGCGTTACAGGCGACAAAGACAACTCTCAAGGCTCAACGCTGTAGAGGCCGATGCAGCACAACGCATCTCAATCACGCAAGTGATGAATGACGAAGAAGTCAATCTTGCGCCTATTGAAGAGAGCGTGCAAACGCGCACACAGGCTGAAGATGCAGCTATCAGTGAGAAGAAGATTGTCTACAAAACAGATGGCACCCCTGTTGAGGTCGAGGTCTTGGATGTGGACAATGATGGCAACATTACCGTGCGCACTGCGGAGGGCGAGGAGAAGAACCTTGATGCCAGTGACTTGCGCAGTAAATCGCCATTTGATGAAGACTACGAACTGAAAGATGAAATGGGTGTTGGCGGCGACATCAATGTTTCTGAGATGGACGATGAGTTCTTGGAGACAAATCTAAGTTTGCAAAAAGAGATTCTTGAGGCGATCAGACAAAATGAGGCAGACGGGATTGAAACCAATAGACTTGGCACGCCTGAGACGGTAGAGGCCAATATCAAAGCACTCGAAGTAGAAAAAAAGCGCAGGGCTGGCGAAACTGTAGACAAGCCCACAGAACCAGATATTAGTTTTGCAGATGCAGAAGAAATATTACGCAAAGAAGCTGATGAGATAGAGTTAAAAATTTTTGAGCAATCGCAAGAAGGCGCAGTAACCGGATTTTTTGCAAGGATGCGTGGTGAAGAAGCGGCAGAGCCTGAGTTGCGTCCCACCGCAGAGCAACAAACAAGACTTGCACAAATTGCTGCAAGGATCAGCGAGTTGGAGTCTGCCGCACCAAAAGCTGATGACATGGTAGATGTGCAAGAAGGCGTGATGTCGTCGCAGCAGGCAGAGGATCAGGCCAACGCTGCTGCAATGCAAGGTGATGGCCTTGGGCGTCTAGGCGAGTTTCGCGAAGAGGTGCAGGAGATCAAGAAGGAGTCAATCGAACTTGATGAGCCTGACCCTGTAGAGCTAGAGGCAGAAAACCAAGTGTTGCTTGAGGATTTAGCATCTGATGATGTGCAGGCGATTTTGCCTGCGGATATCAAAAAGTCATTGTCAGATGTTGAGCAACTTGAGGCTAAAGCAGACAAGTA